TACCAGCAGACAGCAAAGGGCAGAATGTTCCAGGATGAAGATATGCTGGATGTGCGGGTTATCGCATATTACGAGATACCGAAGTCTGTGAGCAAAAAGAAGCGTAAGTTGATGCTGGAGCATAAAATCCGGCCAGCGAAAAAGCCGGATTGGGATAATATCGGGAAGATCATCTGCGACAGTCTGAATAAGGTGGCATACCATGATGATGCTGCAGTCGTGGACGCACAGGTGAGGAAATTCTATTCCGAACAGCCGAGGGTTGATGTGACGATTCGGGTGGTCAGGCCAAATGAAATATAGGAGGTAGACAGATGGCAGGAAGAAAGAAAACAGCACCGGAGACGGTGGAGGCAGAGGTTGTGAGTGAGGTAGCAGTGGCACAGCCTGCAAAAATGGAGTTCCGTCTTATCAATCCTACGGAGGATGGATTTCTCAGGGTGATTAAGTGGAACAAAGAGGAACTGGAGGCGGCGGTTCGGCAGAAGATAGCCAATTATGAGAATGTTGTCTACACTGAGGACAATATGAAACAGGCGAAGGCAGACCGGGCAGAGCTGAATGGGCTGATAAAGGATATTGAAGACCGCCGGAAAATCGTCAAGAAGATTATTAACGAGCCTTACATTCTGTTTGAGGCGGAGCTGAAGGACATTCTGGCGCTGATCCAGGAGCCGGTTGGACTCATTGATAAGCAGGTAAAGGCTTTTGAGGACCAGCAGAAGGAAGAAAAGAAAGCGAAAATCAGAGCGGCCTATGATGAAGTAATCGGGGATTTGGCATCAGTTCTTCCTTTTGACAAGGTGTTTGATAACCGGTACCTGAACCAGACCTACAAGCTGGCTACGGCTCAGGCAGATATTAAGTCAAAGGTTGAGAAAGTCCGTACCGATCTGGAAACGATTGACAGTCTGGAGAGCAAGTATAAGCTGAACGCAAAGGATGTCTACATAAAGACACTGGACCTCAGCAAAGCGCTGGCAGAGAATAAGCGGCTGTCTGATTTGGAAGAAAAGCTGGAGGCCGAGAAGAGACGCAAGGCAGAGGAAGAGGCTGAAAGGAAACGTCTGGCTGAGGAACGCCGCAAGGCAGAAGAGGAAAGGGCCAAAGCCGAGGAAGAGCAGAGAAAAGCGCTGGAGGCTCAGAAGAGAGCAGAGCAGGAATCTGCAAGTAAACAGCAGGAAATCGTAACCGAACAGCTGGAAAATGTGACCGAAAGCCAGGAAAGTGTAACTGAACCGGCCCAAAGCGTATCAAACGGGGCAAAAAACGGAACGATTCCGTGGGAAAGCGGATCGGAGCCTGCAGTGGCGGAAACTATCCAGAGTGCTGGGCAGCAGGCATCTGTGGCGGTTGATCCATTCGAGCCTAAGCAGGAAGAGAAGAGGTATCGCACAAAATTCTGTGCAGTTGGTACCAGGGCGCAGCTGCAGAAATTGATCGATTTTATGAAAGAGAACAATATCGAATACGGGAGGATTAAGTAATGAGCGAAGATTTTGAAAAGAGGCTGGATTTTGACAGCGATACCTTTGAGGAAATGAAAAAGGATATGAATTTCGTCCTGCAGAGGCTTATCGGGAATATGCAGGAGAAAGGCACCAACGAGGGCAGCATGACACTGAAAATTGATGTCACTATGGTAAAGGAGTTTATCCCGAACTATGATCCGGATATTAAGGTTGAATCAATAGAAATCAGCAAACCTCAGTTCAAGCATAAGGTGACATCAGCTGTAAAAATCAATGACGAGAAATCCGGCTCTTTCAACAATGAAATGGAGCTGGTGATGGATGAAGATACCGGGATATTCAAACTGGTACCGATTGCCAATACGTCACAGCGGAGTATCTTTGATGCGGATTTTCAGCAGCAGGATAAGGACATGGAAAGCGAGGGTAAAGAGTCTGCCGGTTCTAATGCGGTTGAGGGAAAGGGCGTTCCGTTACTGCCGGGGCCGGATAATTCCGGAGAAGTGATTGACGGAGAATATAGGGTAGTGGAGGCCAAAGAACCCGAAAGCAATCCGGAACTGGAGCCGGGAGATGGACTGGAGGACATCACGGATGAACTCTTGGGCGAAGAAGAGCCGGAAAATGGAGAGGACGATGGCTACGGCTACGAAGAGCCGGAGGATGGTCCGGAGGAATAGGAGGAAATCATGGCATTTGGGAAAGAGCGTATGAGTAGTTATGTGGACCGGGGAAACAAGCTGATTGCCAGCGGTAAAACGCAGGAGGCTATGAAGTTGGTGGAAAGAGGTCTGCAGCACTATTCGGAAAAGATCATCAATGCCATATCTCCATACGCAAAGGCAGACGCAGGGCTGATTGTATTGGTCCTGCGCCACCTGGCAGATGAAGTGGAGAGAGGCAATCCGGGAGCGAAGGAATTATACGAGGGCATGAAGAAATGCGTCAACACCCCTGCGCTCTCGGAGATTGAAAAGGTCAGAAAGGCGAACAGGTATTGAGTATGGCGAAAAAGCATAGGACTGCTCTGCAGGATCAGCGGGAATTTGTTTCTGCATTTTACGGGGACGATTTCTGCGGATGTTGCGGAGAGGAAAGCGAGGCCACTCTGGAGGAAATCGAGAGTGCGATAGCAGACTGTGAGATGATGCTGCAGGAATCTATCAGAAGATCGGACAAAGCGGAAATAGCATACTGGAGAAAAGCGCTCCAGGAGAATAAAGTGAGCAGGAGGGAGTTGCTGAGCACCTAGACGTATTGGGATGGCGAGCGGCGACCAATGTAATTACCAAAGCCTTTGCGGGCCGGATGCGGCCTAATGGTAGTCAAGCGGTAGCGGATATGTGTTTCGGCACTATCCCTCATGCGCTTTATGGTAAGCTGGTCCGGTGGAAAAGATAGTACAGCAAGCATCATTCTGGCCCACGAACACCGTGAGCCGCTGGATGAAATAGTATTCTGTGAAGTGATGTTTGATATACAGAACGGAATAAGCGGTGAGAATCCGCAGCATATCAATTTCGTAAAAGAAGTGGCAAAGCCATTATTTGAGAGTTGGGGATATAAGGTTACAATCGTCCGGTCCAGTATGGATTATCTGTATCTGTTTAATCGGATAATCGAGAGGCCGACAAAGCACACGGAAAATAGAGGGAAGAGATATGGCTTTCCTGGAGTTGGAATATGTACTGTTAAGAGGGATTTGAAAATCAAACCAATAACTGAATACATAAGAAAAATCACTCAGCCGGTTACGCAGTACATAGGGATTGCGATTGATGAACCGAAGAGGCTGGAATCCCTAAGAAATGAGAAAGACCGTGTATCTCTTCTTGAAAAGTATGGCTATACAGAGAAAATGGCAAAGGAGAAGTGCATTGAGTACGGATTGCTCAGTCCTTGTTATGAGTTATCAAAAAGAGGCGGATGCTGGTTCTGCCAATATGCAAAGCTGGCAGAGCAGCGGGAAATAAAAAGGAGTTATCCGGAAGTGTGGTCGCGGTTTGTGAGCCTGGAGGATCATATGGAGGATGTGGCGTATACGGAATTTAACCGGTTTGGGAAAAGCCTGCATGAAATCAATGCACAGCTGGAGCTTGAAAAAGTATAAGGAGGTAGAATGGCACGGAATTTTATGTATGTGTACGAGAGGATATATAAAGAGCAGAACGCCATGCAGGCAGAGTTCCGGAAAATCCCGATTAAAGGAAAGAGGACATCTACAGCTGATGTAAAGCGTGTGCGGAACATAATCAGCAATTCCAACTACCAGATGGCGCAGGAGTGCCAGGTAATCGTGAGTTATCCTCAGATGCACATTGAGGGCACAGAGGTAGTGTTGGGAGAACCGTTGATAATGCTGCCGGACTGCAGGCTGATAAACATGGAACAGCTGAAGGATATTGAGTTAGGCAGGAAAAAATAAGGAGGATTGCAGGGATGAATTTAGTGAAACTGAGGTTTTTAAGAGGCGGGGAGCCACAGGGCAGGGAGTATACCTACATCAGCAAAGAAAAGGTTGAGGTAGGCGACACTGTAATAGTGCGAAAGCCGGACGCCCAGGGAGCGGAGGCACCGAAAGGTATCATAACAATGGTCGATGTGCCGGAAACGGAGGTAGAGAGTTTCAAGGACAGGCTGAAAGAGATTGTCGGAAAGGAGGAATGAGGAAACCATGAGGTCAGGTAATCCGTTTGGAACGTGTGCATATTGCGGAAAACAGATTATGTGGATTCGGACAAAGGCAGGTAAGAATATGCCGGTCAATCCGCAGATGATAAACTACCGCAGGCCGGAGGCCGGGAAGAAAGCCGAGGAAAAGCTGGTGACACCGCAGGGAGAAATAGTAGCGGCGGACAGAACCGATGGCAGGGATGCGGAAGGATTCGGCTATATATCACACTTCGCCACCTGCACCAAAAGACGCAGGTAAAAAGAAAAGCCGCCCCTTTACGGAACGACTCGTGACTGAGTATATCATAACTCGCATATGCGAGAAAGTCAAGGAGGCGACATTATGGCAACGGATAAAAAGATACCAATGTATGTTCTGACGCAGGAGCAGATCAACCAGATTGCTGCCATAGCAGGGAAAGAGGCGGTGCAAACATTTATAGCGCAGGAGCAGATCAACCAGATTGCTGCCATAGCAGGGAAAGAGGCGGTGCAAACATTTAGAGCAGAGCAGGTAAAGGCAGAGAAGAAAAGGGCCAGGGAAGAGAACAAGGTCAAGAAAACCAAAAAGATGCTCAGCTCATACCGGAGGATGAAAGCTACGCTGTCAGACGAGGCAGAGTTCACAGAGGAAGAAAAATCTGAACTCAGGTGGAAATTCATACAGGATCTCATGGGGAGCGCAAGGGAGGCAGTAAGCAAGTCTGAGAGGGTAATCCAGGACGAAGAGAAACGGAGGCAGGAGGATTTATATTGCATCTACCGCATAGAAAAAGCGACTGAAATGTACCGGGAAGAGTGCGAAAGGTCCGGAAGTGAAGAGGCAAAGCGCCGATATAGGGAGCTGAGCATGATGTATCTGGAGGATAGAGAATATTCGGTACAGGAAATTTCGCAGGTAGAAAAGGTAAGCGATAAGACGGTTTATAAGGATTTAGGGATAGCGTGCGGAATAGTGGCTATTTACCTGCTTGGGATATGATTTGAACGCTCCCTGCGGCCATATAAAGCGCAGGTAGAAAAAGAGTAGGTTTACATTAGAAATTCTCAATGGTAATATGGTAATCAGCCAATAGCCCATATGTCACCCCTAAAAAATAGCCAGTTGTTTTTCTTTCCGAACAGGCAGGAGGGAGGGTCAAAAGGCCCGCCACAAAGCCCGGAGAAATTGTAAACAATCGGTTAAATAAGGCTATTTCAGTGTACTTAGAACCGTCCGTATAGTATAATTAAAGTATGGAAATACAGTCTGAAGGAGTGATTGAAATGGCGATATGGGTAAGCAGATACAGCAACAAAGAGTTGCAGAATGACAAGTATTATCCGGTGGGAATCAGCATAGGACAGCCGAAGTTCTCCCTGGGATATACGCTGAGGGAGCAGTGCTACTCCCTGGCTCCAAAGGGATATATGCTGAATATGGATTTGGAGAGCTTCAAGCCTGCATATTACGGCAAGCTGGAAGGGATTGGTACGGAGAAGATCATCAGCATGGTTAATCGTCTGGACCAAAGGGCGCAAAGCGAAGGAAAAGACCTGGTACTGCTGTGCTACGAAGATGTGAGGGTACCAGAAGATTGGTGCCACAGAACAGTATTTGCAGAATGGTGGGCGGAGAACACGGGAGAAGAAATCAGGGAACTGCCCGATCCGACGCCTCCAAAGGAAAAGAAGAAGGCGAGAACAGACAGTAAGCAGCCTGCCAAAGAGGTAGTGAAAAAGGATAGCGGCTACCAGCAAATGAGTTTATTCGGTATGGCAGGTTTTTAACATATCATCCGGAATTGGTGTAAGCAACACGTTCCCCTCCCAGGGGAGAGCTCCTGCTCATTGCAGGGTTCCGGTCCAACAACAACGGCATCGTATTCAGTGAGTACGGTGCCTTATTTTTGTGCAATGTGCTGTGGTGGGTATCAAAAATCTCCGGGGTTATACTTGGAACCGCCTCAGCTTTTTGTATAGTTTTCACAATTCAAGGAAAGGAGTGATAGGCAAATGGCATTTTTCATGAATCCGGGTGCAATGTTCCTGGGGTGTCTGGGTACATCAGAACAGAAATTCCTCGTAAAGCTGATTGAAACGGCGGCGCAATCCGGATATACCAGGTTCGTAGAGCCTTGTGCGGGTACATTTGCTATGGCAAATCTGGCGGTGCAGAATGGGTTCAAGCCGGGGCAGATCGAAACCAGCGATGTGAATATGATGTCTACGGTGCTTGGGTATGCCATCACAGGCCAGTCATTAGAGCCTCTGGAAATTCATGCACAAGGCTTTAAGGATTCGGAGCTGCTTGACCCGTCAACTGCATTGTACGCACAGCTGTATCTCAGAACATCAAAGAACGCAGGCAATGATTATTTCTACCAGATGCTTACGGACCTGCGGCTGAGACGGAAAGATCACATAGAGAGTATCAACCGGCAGATTGAGGTGGTGCAGAATCTCCTGCATGGCATGAGTTATAGGCCGCTGGATATGTGGGAGCATCTGAAAGAGGTACTGGATGATCCCCATGCCCTGGTTATCGCGAATCCGCCGACTTATTTTTCCGGCTATGAGAAGTTCTACGACACCCAGGGAAAAATGACATGGAAAGAGCCGGAGTATCAGCTGTTCGATCCGGAAACAGGACATCAGCAGTTCTACGATATGTGCATGGGCGCAAAAGCCCTGGTTCTCTGCTACCAGGAAAAGAGAGTAGGAGAGGCGGTAGGATATACGATATATGCCAGGTCCGGTACCAGAGCAGATTTGAACGCCTACATCACCACGAACCGGGAGGAAGAGGCGACAGCCCTTGCCAACGGAAAGAAGATTAAGCGTCCTTCAGAAAGCAAGCTGGAGCCGCTGGACTGCAGTATGCTGCCGAGAGATTATGAAATCAAAGAGGACAGCAAAGTGCAGGTGATTCCGATTAAGGCAGCACAGGCCAAGTATTACCGTGTCCTGTGGACGCATAATTTCGTGGGTTCCTCAGCCACCTACAACCGGGCATTGCTGATAGATGGGTATGTGGCCGGAGTGTTCGGTATATCGAAGATGGCTGCTGATTCCGTCTTTGTCTGGTATGTGATGAAAGCACCACATGAGAAGTACCGGTTAGGGCGGCTTTGCTATATGCTGGCGCAGAACCGGGCATTTGTAGATACTCTACTGGATAACATCGAACAGGAAAAGGTTGTGAAAATGCGTACCGCAATGCTTAC